ATCGACGGTTTCAACGCGACCATATTCTGACCAGATAAGAACAAGTTTGAATCCAAAGCCGTTCTTGCCACCGACTATTTTTTTCTCATCTTTGTCGTAATTGGTAGAAGTACGTAGATGACCGAAAATCATCTCAGGAATCCAAATGTCATATTCAGGGTGTTTTGCAACATCAATACCATTGCCGTCATTGGTGATGGTAATTGTTCCATCTGCAGAAATGACAGTATCGATATGTGTAACAGCTTGTTTTACACCAGACGAAGATTGTTCCATTCTCACGACATGATCACGAGCATTGACGATACCTTCATCGAACAATTTGTAAAGACCAGGAATGTAATGAATGTTTTTTGACACGATTTTATTAGTTGCATCATCATAAATCCACATATCTGCATCGACATTTTCAACTGAACCAATATAGGTATCAGGATTGTCCAGAATATGTTGTTTGTCTGTTTTGCGTTGGTATTGCTTAGCGAGAGCAGAATCTTGTTTAGTAGAAGATGCCATGATTTATCCAAAATATATGCTGATTATTTGAAATAATTCATTACAATCAATTTTTTGTTATCAAATATCTGGTCAAATATATAATGGCAAATTATCCTTGTTCAACCCAAAATAACGAGACCATAAAATTTTGTAATTCTTTTTTATTTAGAAGATCGATAGGGTCAAATAGTTGTTATCGTGCTATGCCCAATAATGGAGCCGGTTATGTTGAATCGAAAATTGTAAATCCATATACGAATACTACGACAAACAAAATAGGGACTACATCTGGAAATGACACAAGTATTAGCAAAGCAATGCGTTATTCACAATACGTGAATAATCCGAATCCTAGAGGTAATAAAAATACTCAAACCTATTCGTATAGTGAATATGTAGCAAAATATGGCCCACTTCATGGAATAGATAAATCATGTTATAGTACTCCGCCATTCAAACCGCAATTATTAAGAAGTAATAATACTAAGAAACCAACCGGTTTAGAATTTGCATTCCAGGCAAATTATCGATAAAAATTTAGACAAATATTTTCTATGCGTTATTATATAATGAAACGCCCAACCAAAGGAGAAGACGGAAACTACCATATTCACGGACACGAATACAAAGAACTTTTTGGCTCACGTGAAAAAGTCATGCATGGAACCGCTTATAAAACCGCCGGAAACTTGACAAAAAATGATTTGATGATGAATAAATGGGGACGTATTGTATCTCGCAAGAAGCATTTGACTGCCAAGAAGGAGAAACGTTTAGAGAAAGCCGGATATTTTGCAAAAAAAGGCAAATTTGGTTATGTTAAGAAGACACCAAAGAATCGCACTGCAAAAAAGAGTAAGTAAGAAATAAATATTTTTTATATAAAGTAAAAAATATTATAATACGGTTCCCCCTTTCACATATAAATGTTCAAGGGTGTAAAAGCCATTCATAGGAAATAAATTTTGCATCAATAACATGATCAGTCAAATTTTCAAACACGTATTTTTCGAAATACGCTTTGTTAACGAAACGTTTATTGATCAAAGAAGAAAAATATTTACAATAGAACGTATATGCGTCATAAATCGAAATGTGTTTTGCTGTAGTCAACCGTTCTCCTTCACTCACTGGTTGACTACATAATTGTTCTTTCATACTTTCAAGTGCAATTTGAATATCCAGTTGTTTATCCCATAGTTTACACGTAATACCATTGATATATTTGTCCTTTTCAATTTCAATGTCAGGATAATAATACACAATCAAATCCAGAATCTGTTTATCATTCAGATTGCTACAAATTTCCTCTTTATTTTCAGTCCATTCACGGTACAAATGTACTATGTCTTCAATCTCGAAATCGGTTTCTGTTTCATCATAATCAATTGTTTCTGTCCAAAATTGTAGAAATTGTTGTATAGCGGGTAAGTATTTACTGCATACATTATTAAATATGTCTGCTTCTTCAATATAATTATCCTTCATTTTTTGAACTAAAAATCCCTTAAGTCGTTGTTGAAACATCACTGCTGGTAAGTTTTTTGATTCAAGAAAATGTTTCCATAAATAATGCATATTTTTCCATGTAATTTGTGGAACACGCAATTGATAACTCACTGTCGTTTGTGAAAATTGTAAATATTCCTCCATAAATTTATGAATAAGTCCTTCTGGTTCAATATCGCGCAAATAAAAAACCTTGTCTATTAATTCTTGATTACGGTAATGTTTTAATATCACATCTTCTGAATTACCAAAACGTATAGAATAATGACAAGCAACGCATATAAGATCGAGAAAACATTGGTTTAAAACGGGCAACCATGTATTTTCGGATTTGATACATTCGTTTATTTTAACCAATCGACAATCTTTGTAATCGTGTTGCTCATGATATTTATATTTGAACGTTTGGGACAAATTTTGACCGATGGTAGATTGCGCGAGAACATTGAGTTCGCGAAGAAAACGCTTTGCTTTCGCATCAATAAAATGTATAATATGCGCGTTTTTCTTTAAGATATTATCACCAAGAATGGTGAGAAAGTATTTGGCCTCGATTTTATCTGTAAAAAAAGCAGGACATAAACTGTCGAGAACATATTGAATCGTTTCCGATTCAGGAATGGATTTCAATAAATTGTTTTGTTTTATACGTTTCATGATATAGACCTTGGTTTGTTGTTTCCAAGAAAGCAGAGTCCTTTCTTTTGAAATAGATGAGAGAACATTATATAATATGTCGTCTTCACTATAAATATGATAATGTTCTCCGTCATAATAGAAGAATTTTTCGGTAGAAGCCAGATAAAAAAATTTATTCGTATTCAAGAATGATTCGATAAATATATTTTGTTCTAGCGAAAGAGTTTCAATGCGCTGAATACTTTCTTCATGAGACGACTTTTTTTTGTCTAGAATGTTTGGTAACAGATTACATACATAGTTATGAATTTTCGAAAATATATATGGATCATTTTCGTATTTTTGAAACAGATCGTCTATTGCTCGATGCGTCTGTTCCATTTTATTTGCTTTTTCTTCCATTTCCGTCATAATCGTTTTAGTATTGAAAACTAGAACGATTTTAAATAGTTTACGAACAAATCATTATTTTTTATATTGATACTACTGTTCGGGCTTTGCTATCTTTATGATATTCGTCTTGTGCATCTACAACCGAGGCCTTTAAATATTTGGCAATAACAATGCGACTCTCTAAGATACTGCTGCTTGGTAACGCAGCAAACCATTGATATTTAGTTCTTTTTAGAATTTCGTCGGCTGGTAAGTAAATGCCGATACAAGTAGGAGATAGATCCAAGAAATTTTCTTCCATAAGATCCTCTAATAATATGGTCGTTTTCTTCGTGGTTTTTACACCAACCATTTCTCCAGAAATCAAATTCATTTTTCCGTTTTTGATAGCTTCTATGCAAAATTGGGATGAATGTCCTGCAAAATCACCTTCTTCAGAAAACAAAGGATGTTTATTGTATTTTTTCAAATAGTCCACAAAAAGTCCCATAGTTTCATTGTTTTTAGGCGAACCTATAAAATACGTGTCAGGGCAAAATAATAATTTTCGAGTTTGACGGAATTGGTTGGTATTTCTACATACGTTTTCGCAAACAAAAGGGGTTTTGTTTTCTATAGATTCATTATAAAAATCAATCATGTTTTTCATGCATAGAAATGAATTTGGTACAACCATTCCGCCATAAGTATGAAGAAGTGTCATGAGACCTAATTCGCGGTAATGTGATTTAAACGGTTCGGGGGCGCGAAGGATATCAATATCCCATTCTGGTAATATTTTACTAAATGACTCATCGTCAATCAAACAAATATTGAAATCATTTCCGCAATGATTAATAATTGATTTGATAGTCAAATGAATATAAGGTTGATTTAGATCGGTGCTATTACGAGAATAAAAATCCTTCCATTGTCTGGCGTTGGTTTCGTATTTGGTATGAATCCATAATTTAGGACGATTGTATCCATAAAGTGGCGAGTCATTCAAAACATATTTTTTGATGATTTCATAATCATTACTATCTTTATAATCGGGAGTAAATTTATTTACAACGTAACCTATTATTACTGCTGCACCGAAAAATAATAATGATGTAGTTATTCTTGATGAATCAAACATGATATAGTATAAATATATAAATTATTTGTGCTCGCATAACTTTATTGAAAATAGACAAAATAATCGATGTTGTATTTGGACTCATTGTATTTTATTTGCGATGTAAACATAATATTATTATGCTTACAAATTTGCCTTAATAATGTAGTAAACGAATTATATGACATTTTTCGATCCAAGTAAAAATGCTTTGATAAATGATAATATTCTTTCAGCATTTCGCAAAATTCGACATGGTAATTATGAAATAACATTTTACGGTATGCGTTCATATCAATTGCATAATATTTATCTGTTTTTAGGCAAAATTTGTCTAAAAATAAAAATAGTATATCATTTGGTACTTCTGCTTTAAAAATTTGTTTTGTCATTTAAATACGTATAATCAATACAGATACAAAAATTGTCTAAAGCAAAAGTAATAATTTTGCAAAATTGTAAAGTAATTTTTTACACTTCAGGATAATTATTTTAGATAATATTGATTCTAAATTATATCTAAACAGAATATATAAAACAATGATGCACAACGTTTGGATGATGTTATATGTTGCAGTTCTATTTTTCGCTCTAACACCAGGTGTATTATTAAGTATTCCTAGTGGTGGTTCAAAAATTACTGTAGCAGCAGTACACGCTCTAGTTTTTGCCCTGGTATATCATTTTACTCACAAACTTGTTTGGAATGCCACAAAACACGTACGTTTCGGACATTTAGAAGGTTTTGAACCATTGAATCGTCATCAAAATTTCCCTTATTCTGATTCTCCTTTCAATACACCTGCCTTTTCTGTTTCTGATTCATACACAATTGGAGGCAAAAAATAAAACAAATTTTTACATCAATGTTATATTTATGTAAAATACTATGAATGAATAATAGAATATACATCGTTAGTAAATAAAGCTAATTCTATGCTATCTTCGTGTACATTATGAAAAATTGTTATGTATTTGCATAACAATGGAATAATCAAATACTTTTTATCTTCTGACAAAATATTCGTATTTTTAATAAAAGTGAAAAAATAATCGAGTATGTCAATTACTGAATAACCGTAATCATATATATTATAAAAAATGTCGATCGCGTCAGTAAGACGATCTGCGTGTAAACATTCGATATAAGTTTCAAAATGTTGAAAAGATATGATAGAACATATTTTTTTACATAGTTCTAGATTTACGTCCTTCTTCAGAATATACATTTTTTCTAAATAATTAATTAAGAGACGTATAGATCCCTTCGAAGTAAGATATAAATATTGCTTTGCGTCCTCATGAATAATGATTGATTCTTCTTTAACTATACGATTCATAACGTTCATTATTTGTTCTTTCGTCGGTTGATTTATTTTAATAATATGAGTACGTGATTGAATACTTTCAATGACCTTTTGGATGTTTGTACATACAGAAATAAAATGAATATTGTGTTTATATTTATCCATGTAATTACGAAATACTTGTTGACTCTGTTCATTAATGGTATCGATGTCATCGATGATAACCAATTTTTTCTTTCCGTAAATAACACTATGAGATTGACAAAACGTTTTCATTTCATTGCGGAAATATTGTATACCCTGTTCTTTCAAATTATTAATAAATAATATATTATTTTCTGGAAACGAATTTTCTTTTTTTAAACCATAATATTCTCGAATGAGTGCATAAAGTAACGCAGTTTTACCAGAACTAGCATTCCCAATAAAAAGTAGATTCAAATTATCTATTTCTAACAAAGTTTTTAAAGTGGATTTCAATTTATCGTCGATACAAAAATCATCAATAAAATAAGGTTTATATTTTGAGATAAAAGTTGTATCTACGGAACGTAATGTATTTTCACTATTCATTTATCAAAATAGTAAAAAGATTTTATGTAGTTTATAGATATAAACAAAATACACATAAATATATTATAAAATCCAATGACCAATCATTATGAAACTCTAGGTCTCAGTAAAGAGGCCACTGATTCAGAAATAAAAAAGGCATATCGTAAGCTATCGTTACAATATCATCCTGATCGTAATTCAACAGAAGAAGCCGTCGAAAAAATGCACACTATAAATAGCGCGTATGAAGTTTTAAGCGACAAAGAAAAACGCAGTCAGTATGACCAAGAACTCGAATTTGGAAACGGTGGGCTACATTTTCAACATATGAATAGCATGGATGAATTCACTGATATCAATCAAATATTTAATATGATGTTTGGTGGTATGCCGGGCGGTGTTGGAGGGCCATTTGGAGGAGGTGTCCATACATTTCATAGTGGTGGTCCAGGAATTCGTATTTTTCATAGCAATGGTGGACCAGGTAATTTTCATGCAGAATTTTCACACAGTTTTCACCATCAGTCACCACCTCCTACAATCGAAAAGACAGTAGAATTAACTCTAGAACAATGTTTTCGAGGTTGTTCTATTCCTGTCGATATTGAAAAATGGACAGTATTGAATGGATCAAAAATACACGAATGTCAAAATGTTATCATAAATTTTCCAGCAGGAATAGATGAAAGCGATACTCTTTTATTAAAAGGTCAAGGAAATACAATCAATGATAATTTGAAAGGAGACGTTCATTTAAAAATAAAAATAATAAATCGCACGCCTTTTAAAAGACAAGGACTGGATTTGATATTTCATAAAACCATATCTTTGAAAGAAGCTCTCTGTGGATTTACTTTTGATATACCGCATTTAAACGGTAAAACATTTGCACTGAATAATATTGCAAATCCTTCAGTCGTTTATCCTGGATTCAAAAAAGTGATCCCAAATTTGGGAATGACGAAAGAAAATGTTACCGGTAATTTAATCATAGATCTTGATATTGAATTTCCAGATAAATTATCGGAAGAACAGATTGAAATTTTAAAGACCGCTTTATAGACCTAGAATATATATAACTATTTTTGTTATTGTAAATGGTAATACAATTTACAATAAGATAAAATCTATGCAGTTATTATTTTGTTTAGATTATTTATGATGACGGATGCAAACAACGTATGTATATATGAAATAGATGATAACACTGTATTTGAATTACCTAGAAAAACCAAAAATTATACATTTATCAAAATAGTGGAAACCTTGATATCTATACAACAATTACGTGAATCGTATTCTACGAGATTAATTATTTATTCTATGTGTAGTATCAAACGTGTTATAAGGACAAACCCAGAGATTTTTACAAGCATTGAACAGAACGTTTTGGGAAAAATGAACCATATTTTGGATGCTGAAAATAATTATAGCGTTATTGAAGATATTGATGATATTATTACTATTGTTTGCGAACTTTATAGAATAATTATTGTAATGAACGTTTTATTACAAAAACGTATTGATTTAACCGCTGAAATGTGTCTCTATATTTTGAAATTTTTATTCAATATATGCATTCAACACAATTTTTCAAATCATGATATAGAAGATGAAAACGGTAAAAAGGATTTATTATTATATTATAATGGAATTATTGATTCGTGTACCAAGTTACTAAAATTAAGAATTCCGAAAACGCTTGATTTACCGAATAAAAATACAGATGATGACAATTACAATAATTTGGTTATTGTAGGCAAGGAACCAGGTTGTTGTTGTTTCTAGTACAATAGTAATAATATTATTAGAATTGTATTGTTACCATATATCGTATTATTTTATTTAGATAACATATGTCCACGACTTCGCAAAAAATAAATCAAATTTTTGACGATAATAAAGTACATGATCTAAAACGTTTTATGAAAAAACGACAAGAAATAAATAATTGTAATATTCGATTACGATATTTATTTTATACATTTCATTATTCTTCTATTTTAGTTACTACTATCGCGGTTGGTTTTCACGACAATAATAGTTTTGAAAAAACGGATGTAATCAATTTGGTGAATATGGTATGGCTTGGTATAGCATTAAATATACTGTCTACATTGATTCATGCATTTGAAAAGATGAACAGGAACATATCTAAAAAGTTGTTTGTGGATATAAATAAAATTAAATCGGGCGAATATATTGATGAGACCGAAATGATGGATTCAGTTAACGATTCAAGTGTAAAATCGAAATCAAATTCGAAATCGAATAGTAAAAATGATAGTGCAGTTATACCTTTGTAATACAACATTTAAAAATTTAATCAGAAAATCTTACCATAATGCTTTAGTATTTTTGGGTTTTGTATTATATATTCATTATATAACACAATATA